GGGGGTTACAATGCCAAAGATTTCCGCAACTGGTAGCCTTTCGTCACGCGGCTTTGGTGAATTTGCTAAATCGCAAACAACTGGAAAATACATTGAAAATTATTTTTCAACATATTTGTACACAGGTAACGGTGCAGAGAACACGTTCAACACCGGTGTTGCTTTATCAGACACGTTATCTTGGACGACTATAAAATTTAGGCAAACAGCCACTTCTTTAGCAAGAAGTGTTGCTGTGGATTCCTCTGGGAATTTTTATGTTGGCGGAACTGCTTATGACGGGCAGAACTATATTCTAGTTGCAAAATTTAATTCAACTGGAACTTTGCAATGGCAGCGTAAAATTAGACAGAATGCTTCTAGTGCGGGTTTTGTTTCTTTTGATTCCTCTGGAAATGTTTATGTTGTTGGAACAGCAAATAATGGAACAGCTAATTATGCATCAATAGTAAAGTACGATTCATCAGGAACTATTCAATGGCAGCGTAAATTATCCCATGCTAGCACGCTTGCTTTTACGCCGGGCGGGATGTTTGTTGATTCGTCGTCTAACGTTTATGTGGGTGGAACGTATGGTAGTTCAACATACCAAGTTGTTGCAAAATATAATTCCTCTGGAGTTATTCAGTGGCAACGGCGTTTTTCTGTTGGGGCTGCTACAACAAACGGGTATGGGGTTGCTACAGACTCTTCAGGAAATGTTTATTTTGTTGGCGATAGTGCAGGGTTCACTATAAACAAGTACAATTCCTCTGGAGTTATTCAATGGCAAAGAGTTTTAGGCGCAACCGCATCCGGAAGAGCCGTTACAGTAGATTCTTCAAATAATATTTATGTTACTGGGCAAAACGCAGATAAGATACTTTTAGCAAAGTATAATGATTCTGGTGTCATTCAATGGCAAAGAACTTTGGTAGACGCAGTATCAGCATCTAATATTGGCACAGGCATAACAACAGATGCATCTGGAAATGTGTATTTGGTTGGGAGACTTGGTGACACATTAAGCGGTTACGCTTGTGTTGCAAAATATAATTCTTCTGGAGCTTTGCAGTGGCAAAGAAAAATTCGCCAAAGTGGTTCTTTTGGATACGGAATATCGGTTAATTCGTCCGGAACGCTTTTAATAGCATTGTTAGCAAACGATGGCGCTAACTACGGCGGCGTAATCAAAATGACAACTGACGGAGATCTTACGTCCGGAACAGCCTTTGTTACGATGGTGCCGGGAGCCGCTACTAGCGCGATAGGTACAGAGACAGAGGCAGCAAACACTGGAACCGATGCCGCAGGACCTGCTGTAGATGCTGCAGGAACAGCAACTGATTCTGCAGGAACGGCAACTTTTTCTTCTGCAACACAAAGTGCTGTTACTGGAACAGGTGGCCTTGTTTGGATTAAAGGCCGTAGCGGGGCAACGGACAACGCATTGTATGATACTGTACGGGGCGCAACAAACGATCTTGTTTCTAATTCAACAGCAGCGCAAACAACACAAGCAACAGGTTTAACTAGTTTTTTTGCTGATGGCTTTAGTATTGGCGCTTTAGCTAAGATAAATTCAAGTGCAGCTACATATGCATCATGGACATTTAGAAAGCAAAATAAGTTTTTTGATATAGTTACGTATACTGGCAACGGCGCTGGGTCGCGAACTATTAATCATAATTTGGGGTCTACACCCGGAATGATTATTATTAAAAGAACAGATGGAGTTACAGACTGGAATGTGTATCATCGTTCAATAGGAAATACAGGAGCAATTTTTTTAAATTCTACGGCAGTGACAAGCACATCATCTGTATATTGGTCTAATACATCTCCAACATCAACAAATTTTACCGTAGGGTCATTTAGTGGTGTTAATGCAAGCGGTGGGTCTTATGTAGCCTATTTATTTGCCCATGACGCAGGCGGTTTTGGCACTGATGAAACCGAAAATGTTATTAGTTGCGGAAGCTATACAGGGAACGGTAGTGCGACAGGACCCGTTATTACATTAGGATATGAACCGCAATTTGTGATGGTAAAAGCTACCAATGGTGTTTATAATTGGCTTATTGAAGATGTAATACGAAATATGAATTTATCATTGGGATCATATTTGAGTCCTAGTGCCACATCTGCAGAGGCAGCAATAAACCCAAGTGTTGTACCAAACGCTACTGGTTTCAGTATTAATACGACTAATTCCCAAGTTAATGCTAGCGGGACTACATATATTTATATGGCTATTAGACGCGGAAAAATGCAAACTCCTACAACAGGCACAAGCGTATTTTCTCCAATTGCATTCACTGGTGGCACAGCCAATAGATCATTGTCATATGGATTTCCAGTTGATGTGTGGATTGATCTTGAAAGAACAAATACCGCCCTAACTTCTTATGCGTGGCCGGTTTTTGATCGGCTATTAAGTATATCAAATTCATATTTTACAAGTAAATCAACCGCTTGGTCAGGTGGTTGGGGAACGTCTTATCTTACTATAGACAACAATACTGGCGTTGTTTTGGTAGACGGAACTGCATTCTTAAATGCTCCATCTAGTACTTATGTTGGATATGGATTTGCCCGCGCTAAAGGCTTTTTTGATGTTGTAAATTATGCTGGTTCTTCTGCGGCGGCAAATATATCGCACAATTTGGGTGTTGTTCCAGAACTGATAATCATAAAAAAATATAGCCCTGCTGCTGATTGGTGGGTTTATGCACAACCAGTTGGCAACACTAAGTATCTTGTAAGCAATACAACGGCTATACCTGTTACTACATCCACTGCTTGGAATAATACAAGCCCAACAAGTAGTGTTTTTTCTGTTGGCACAGCAACTCAAGTCAATGTATCCGGCGCTAGATATAGTGCATATTTATTTGCTACCTGCCCCGGCGTAAGCAAGGTTGGAAGTTATACTGGTACAGGAACAAACCAAACTATAAACTGTGGTTTTAGCGGCGGTGCTAGATTTGTAATGATTAAACGCACCGACACCACTGGTGATTGGTATTTGTTTGATACAGCACGCGGTATGGTGTTTTTGACAGACCCGTATTCATTTTGGAATGCGGCAAGTGTAGAAACGAACGCAAATAATGTTTACACTACGTCAACGGGCTTTGAATTAGTTAGTAATTTAGCAGGAACTAACGCAACCGGCGGTACTTACATTTTCTTAGCAATCGCCTAGCACTTGTTGGAGGGGGAAATGCCTTTTAGTTCTGAAAGCGGTAAGGCCGCTATCAAATGGGTAGTATCTAAACTACCAAAGACAGACCGTATGTTGGACATCGGCGCAGGGTGTGGAACCTATGCCAAAATGTTCAAAGCACAGCATTGGACTGGTGTAGAGGTTTGGGAGCCATATGTTGAAAAGTATGGCCTGAAAGACCTATACAATACACTTCTTGTCCAAGATGCCACAGAGATAAATTTTACTGAACATTATGATGTAGCATTTGCTGGTGATGTACTAGAACACATGTCATCAGAAGAGGCGGTCAAGCTTGTTAAAAAGCTAAAGAAATGCGCTGATACTGTCATCATTAGCATCCCTATTGGTCATTACCCGCAAGGACCGTATGAAGACAATCCATACGAAATCCACATAGTTGATAATTGGACACACGATGCTTTTGTTGAAGCCTTTGGCGCGCCAACATTCTGGCGGATTGACAATGAAATTGGCATCTACGTTTATAGCAAGTTTGCTATAAAGCTAAACATCGCTGTGTATGCTATAAGCAAGAATGAAGAGCAGTTCGTAGAACGGTTCGCAAAGGCTTGCAAAGATGCCGACCTTATCATGGTGGCCGACACGGGAAGTACAGACGGAACTGTGGAAGCCTGTCAGCGCCATGGCATTACCGTTCACAATATATGCATCACACCTTGGAGATTTGACCACGCCCGTAACGCGGCTGTGGCTCTCCTCCCTAGAAATATTGATGTATGCATCAGCCTTGACTTGGATGAACTATTGGAACCCGGATGGCGCAAAGAGATAGAGCGTGTCTGGAAGCCCGGTGAAACAACCCGCCTGCAATATCTATTCGATTGGGGCCACGGGATTAGGTTCGCCTATCAAAAAATCCATGCGCGCCATGGGTATTTCTGGCACCACCCGTGTCATGAGTACCCTGTATATGACAAGCGAATCACAGAAGTCTGGGCATATACCGATATGCTCTTGGTTAGCCATCATCCTGACCCGACCAAAAGCCGCGGGCAATACCTAGATCTTCTGGAACTATCGATTAAGGAAGACCCGCGCTGCCCGCGTAATGCTTTCTATTATGCCCGCGAATTGACGTTCTACAGTAAGTGGAATGAAGCCATTAAGGCCCTGCATCGTTATTTAGAGATGCCAGAGGCTGTATGGCCCAATGAACGCTGCTATGCCATGCGCTTATTGGGTAAGGCCTATGACCATGTTGGGAACGGATATGAAGCCGTTGCATGGTATCGCAGGGCCTGCGCAGAGGCTCCCAATACGCGCGAACCATGGTGTGATTTAGCTATGTGGCTTTATCGCAGACAGGAATGGGCGGAATGCTTTGGCGCGTCTATGAAGGCTTTATCAATCAAAGATAAGCAGCTGGTCTATACGTGCGATCCTACTGTCTGGGGGTACTGGGCGCATGATTTGGCCAGCATTTCTGCATGGCAGCTAGGCCTTCATGATGTTGCCCTAGAACAGGCGCAATTAGCGCTTCAGCATGAACCAGAAGACCTTCGATTGAAGGCTAATTTAGAGTATATTCAGCGCCACATTTCAGGAGAGGGGGAAGGTGGTATGGGCGATGGATTACCAGACGCTGTTTAATATAGCCATGGGCGGCATTGTTGCCGCTATGGGTTGGTTTGCGCGGGCGCTTTGGGACGCCGTTGCATCACTTAGGGATGACCTGCATACTTTGGAGCGGGACCTTCCGAAAACGTATTTGGCTAAAGATGAATTCAAAGAAGGAATTCGCGAAATAAAAGAAATTTTGGGGGAACTGTTTCGTAAGATTGATGCATTAAATGATAAAAAGGCAGACAAATGAAAATATCTAAAGATGGTTTAAACCTTATTAAGGAATTTGAAGGCGTCCGTTTGACGGCATATAAATGCCCTGCGGATGTCTGGACGATTGGAATTGGACATACTTCGGCTGCAGGCGCGCCAGAAGTAAAGCCGGGGATGAAAATCACCCTGCAAGAGGCCTACGACATATTAAACAGCGATCTTGGCCAGTATGAAGACGCGATCAATAAGCTTGTTAAGGTGCCACTAACGCAGAACCAGTTCGATGCTCTAGTCAGCTTTGTTTACAATGTCGGTGTTGGTGCGTTTCAAAAGTCTACGCTTCTTAAGAAGCTAAACGATGGCCAGTACAATGCTGTGCCGGGTGAATTGATGAAGTGGACTAAGGCTGGCGGCAAAGAGCTTCCGGGCTTGGTTCGCAGACGGCGTGCAGAAGCCGCCCTTTGGCGCGGTGTAGATGAAACAAGTTCTATTGGGGATGACGCCCGTGTTGAACCGGACCTCCCAAAGCCTGCTAAAACAATGGCGCAGTCTAAAGAGGGCAATGCAGCCCTTATCACGGCTGGCTTGGGTGGTGTTACGGCTGCTAAGGACGCTGTCGATACGATTAAGCAAGCTGGTGATAGCGTCGGCAGTCTTGTTAATATGCTTATGTCGCCGGGCTTTTTGCTGCCGCTCTTTATCGTTATCGCAGGTTTGGCGATCTGGTATTGGCGTCGCAAGCGCCTGCAAGAGGACGGTGTATGATACCTCCATTCCTGTTCACGCCACTTGGAAAGTACATCGCTATAGCCCTTGCTGTACTTGTCATTGGCGGCGGGATGTACTGGAAAATTCGATCAGATGGCGCGTCTGATGTCATTATCAAAGGCACAGCTGACGTTCTAAAGAGGACACAAGATGCGATTCGCGCTGGTAATTCCGTTGATACTACTGATGGCGGGCTGCGCAAGCCCGATGGCTACAACCGCGACTAATACAGCTGTCTGCGAAGTATGGATGCCTATTTCATGGTCCTTAAAGGATACGGACCAAACAATCAGGGAAGTGAAGGTTAATAACGCCCGTAGGGACGGGTGGTGCGGCAAACGCAAATAGATGCTAAAATAAGCCTATCGAAAGGGATAAATCGTGACAACAGGGTTATCATATAATGGGTCGGTCGCAGGGACAAACAGCTACGTAGAGCAGCTGGCCAATTTGGCTGTTGTTAAGCTTAACTTATCAGACCCTACTGATCCGTTCACGATCCTAATCCCGCAAGCTATTACGTATGCTGAAAACCGCATATATCGGGACTTGGATTTTCTATCTACAGTATCTGTAAATTCAACATATTCTGTTTCTGTAGCTAATAGAAACATTAACGTACCGGCAAGTGCTTTTGTAACTATTCAAGATGTTAATTTAATTTTGCCAGCAAATACGCCGACTCCAGATTCGGGTACACGCCAACCGCTGCTGCCAACAACAAAAGAATACCTTAACAACGTATACCCAAGCGCTGCTGGTTTAGCCCCTCCTGCTTACTTTGCCATGATTGATCAAAACAAAATGATTGTTGGTCCTTGGCCTGACAACACATATACAGTGGAAATAGTTGGCACAATTCGCCCAGATAGCCTTTCAGCAACAAATACAACAACTTTTATTAGCTTGTATTTGCCGGATCTGTTTTTGATGGCATCTATGATATTTGTGTCTGGTTACCAGCGCAACTTTGGCCGTCAGTCTGATGACCCAGCAATGGCGCAATCATACGAAAGCCAATATAAAACGCTTATGACTGGCGCGACAATGGAAGAAATGCGGAAGAAATTTCAATCTTCTGCTTGGTCTTCTATGTCTCTTCCTGTTGTTGCAACGCCAACACGGTGAAGTAAATGCCACACGCATCACTTAAGCTAGTTCCGGGTGTAGACCAAAACAAAACGCCCGCTTTGAATGAAGCTGCAATTTCTTCCACAAACCTTGTCCGTTTTGTTCCTGATCGAAATGGTTTAGGCCTTGTTCAAAAGCTTGGCGGATGGACACGGTTCTACAGTAGCCCCATGACATCTAAAGTAAGGTGCTTGTGGGCGTGGCAAACGCTTAATGACATCAGCTACCTTGGTGTTGGGGCGGAAGAGAGCCTTAACACAATTAGTGAAGGTTCTCTTAGGACAATTACGCCACAATATTATGTTGTAAATCCACCAGTTGATTTTTCGACAACTGCTGGAAGTGCCGTTGTAACTATTACAGATACCAATAGTAATATTGATAACTACGATGCTGTATGGATTAGCACACAAGTTACTATTGGCGGCTTACGCTTACAGGGCCTTTATCAATGCTCTTCGCTAAGTTCCGGCACGTATTCAATTGTTGCCAGAGATGTTCTTGGATACGAACAACAGGCTACATCAACCGTTTCTAACAGCGGCAACATACCGTCTTTTACAACGGCATCAGGATCGGCACAGGTCACTGTAGATTTTACGGATCATTTATATTCAGAAGGTGATACGTTTACACTTTTAGTTCCAATTGACGTTGGTGGCGTCTCTCTTTTTGGAAATTATGTTATTGCAGATGTAACAACCGCTAATCAGTTTATTATTAATGCAAGCAATACGGCCTCTTCAACCCAAACACTTGCGCTAAATAACGGTCTTGCCCGTTTTACATATTATAATGGTGTTGGCCCTTTACCTGCCGGTTCTGGATATGGGATTGGTGGATATGGAGAAAACGGATACGGAACGGGTATCCCGCCAACGGCATTTAGACAAATGGTTACAATTGGTGCTAAAGGCGATGGCACAACGGCAACAATTAGCCATAGCACAAATACAAAACTATCCGCAGGCACAACATTAACAGTTTCCGGTGTTACGCCAGCGGGGTATAACACGGGCGCGCCAGTCGCAATTACAGGATCTACTTCAAACTTATTTTACGTAACTAACGTTGTTGGAAGTGGGTCAACTGTAACAGTTACACATAGCGGAAGTTCTGCAATTGAAGTTGGAACTGTCTTTACATTGTCGGGGGTAAACCCTGCTGCATATAACGGCACTTGGACAGTTACTAATTCAACAACAACAACAGTTGAGTTTTCATCCGCTACAACAACAGCTTATGTGTCTGGTGGTCTGGTTGCGTCAAATACTATTTCATACCTTAATGCGACAACGGGCGCACAAACTGTTGCTGGCCTTATTACCCTTAATCAAATTCCGACCCTAACATGCACTGATTGGACGTTGGATAATTGGGGCGAATTCCTGATTTCTTGCCCCAATAACGTTAGCACTGATCCCGGCCAGCCAGATGATTATCTTACAGGCGGTGGGATATATTATTATCAGCCAGATGCTGGGACGCCTGTTGCTACAATCATCCCAACAGCGCCACCAGTTAATCGTGGTATGTTTGTCTCTATGCCGCAACGCCAAATTGTTGCTTGGGGATCAACGTTTAATGGAATTATTGACCCACTTTTAATTCGCTGGACAGATGTTGGCGATTTTAATGTTTGGGCTGGAACTGTAACTAATCAAGCAGGTTCATATAGAATTCCAAAAGGTTCAAAGGTTGTCGGATGCATTCAAGGCCCGCAACAAGGCCTTGTTTGGACGGATCTTGCTATATGGGCCATGCAGTACATTGGGCCTCCCTACGTTTATTCGTTTAACGAAATTGGAACTGGTTGCGGATTAATAGCGCCAAAAGCTTCAACTTCCATGAACGGCGTAGTTTATTGGATGTCGCAATCGCAATTCTTCCGCCTTGCTGGTGGCGGCGTAGAGCCAATACCTTGCCCAATTTGGGATGTTATCTTCCAAGATCTTGACACAAATAATCTTGATA